TAACGGAGTGATCGGTGGCGCAAATGGTGGTTCAGGCGTAACGGTTGCTATTACAGGTTCATCAGTAGGTTACGCAGGCGGCGGCGGTGCAGGTTGGTTTAATGGCGCAGTACCGCAAACAGGTGGCACAGCAACATCAGGCGGCGGCAACGGCGGTAACGCATCAGTAGGAGCAAACGGCGGCGCAAACTTGGGCGGCGGTGGCGGCGGTGGATCAGTTTCAACATCAACAGAATTTAGCGGCGGCAACGGTGGCGCTGGAGTAGTCATTCTCAAATATGCAGATTCCAAAACTATTACTATCGGTGCAGGTTTAACAGGTACAACCGCTGCACCTTCTGGCGGTTTTAAGGTAACAACTATTACCGCTGGCACAGGAAATGTGAGTTGGGTTTAATGGCACACTATGCGTTCTTAGATGATAACTCGATCGTTACTGAAGTCATTGTAGGCATTGACGAAACTGAACTTATTGAAGGTCTAGACCCTGAGACTTGGTATGCCAATTTCAGAGGTCAAAAGTGCGTTCGTACTTCTTACAACTCAAACATCCGGTATAACTTTGCTGGCGTTGGCATGACTTACGACTCAGATGCAGATGCTTTTATTGCGCCTCGCCCTGAATGTGGTCATAAAGAATTATTCTTAAATGATTTATTTACATGGAACTGCCAGAGATGTGATCTAGATGCTAAGCAGTTATCCGATGAAGCCTAAATTATGCAAGGCAGGTCAACAACTGAGAGAACAGTTTGATGATACCTACCCAGACCGCGATCGCCGTTCCGATGGCTGGATCGGTGACCTTCGTCATTCAGCGCGCCCTAGCGACCACAATCCTGATCAATCGACTGGGATTGTTAGAGCCATCGATGTCGATAGAGATGTCCATAAATCAAGCAAGCCCGATCTCATGCCCGATATTGCTGATCAGCTTCGACTCGCAGCCAAGAAGGGTGAGAAGCGTATCTCCTACATCATCTTCAACGGTCGCATTGCATCGTCTCGCATGGGCTGGCGCTGGCGGCCTTACAAAGGATCTAATCCGCACGATCATCATTGCCATGTTTCTTTCACTAAAACAGGTGACGAGGATGGTTCGTTTTTTAACATTCCGCTATTAGGAGGCAAGTAAATGGAAGCAGCAATAATCGCAGGACTTGGCTTGATGGCGATCCCAGCCATTCGCGCAGCTATAAAGTCTCACCGCGCTAAGAAGGCAATCAAGGATGTAATCGTTGATGCAGTAGAAGCCGCAGTTGATGAGATCGACCGCGATAAAAAATGAGTCCGCAGGATTACTTGAGTCTTTATATTGCCACACTTGCACTAGTGGGTGGCTTGGCTGGCTATGTGATCACGCACTTGCTGTCGGAGATTAAGCGACTCAATGCGCGTGTCGATGAGATCTACAACATACTCTTAGAGCGATAATAAAACCATGGCTCGCAAGAAGGCTATCGACTTAGAGGCTTACTCTATGCTAGATCAGTACTGCATCGGGCTTAACGAGTATTACAAATCGCTAAGACGAGCAGGGTTCTCAACAGAGATGGCCTTGGCTATCTTGCTTGAGCCTTTAACTTATCCGGCAACGATCTTGCCCACTCCTAATTGGCTGCCGCAACTTCCCTACTCCATCCCATACGATGATGACGATGAGGATTAAATTTGAAACGCACCGTAGTAGTGCCCGACCTGCAAGTGCCCCTACACGATCCAGTAGCGGTCAATAATGTTATCTCTTTTATTAAGGCTTACCGCCCCGATAGCGTACTTACTCTGGGAGATGAAGCAGACTTCACAGAGATCGGTCGTTGGAGCGAAGGCAAGCCAGGATGGTACGAACAAACACTAGCTGAGAACCGAGACATGACGGTTGATATCCTCTGGCGCTTAGGTGAATATGCCAAGGATCAACACATGATTAGGTCTAACCATACTGATCGTCTATTTAATGTAATCATGAATAAGATCCCTGCGTTCATGTCTTTGCCTGAACTAAAGTTTGAGAAGTTCATGAAGTTAGACGAGTTAGGCATTACATACCATAAGAAGCCCTACGCGGTCGCTAAGGGCGTTTTGGCGGTACATGGGGACGAAGGTAGTGTGAAGCCAACACCAGGGCTTACAGCCCTTGAGAGCGCCCGCAGAGCGGGTATTTCAACCATCTGTGGTCACACGCACCGCGCTGGTTTTTCACAATTTTCTGAGTCTAGCGGTGGCAAGATTAACCGCATTATTCGAGGCTATGAAGGCGGACACCTTATGGACATCCGTCAGGCTACCTACACAAAGACCCACAACTGGCAGCAAGCCTTTATTATCGTTGAAGAAGATGCCAAGGGCAGCCAGATAACCATTATCAACATCGAGAAGGATGGGACTTTCGTAGTCCATGGTCGCAGGTATGGACGATCTCGATAACGACATCAAGCGCACTATTGACGATGCGATGGATGATGGAGAATTGTTACCGTTTCGTTATCTAAATGTGCTAGGCCCTGTCTGCTAGCCATGCAACACTTATGCCAAGAAGGTGCGAAGGGCGCACTAGAAGGGCAGTAAATGAACATTTATGAAATCGGAATACTGATGGTTCTATGGACTCTCAGCTGCGTGTGGTTCTACACCATGGGCATTAACACAGGTTATATCGAAGGCCGCAAAGCAGTTCGTAACTTCTACGAGCAGCGCGATAAGGTGAGAGCATGAATGCGCGTGATTACCTCAACGAAGCCAAAGCAACAATCCAAGACCGAGGTCTCGACTACGGTCATCCGTCAGACAATATGGCAAGAACGGCTGCCCTCTGGAGCAGTTATCTGGAGATGCCAATTACAGATTATCAAGTTGCGACATGCATGGCACTCGTCAAAATAGCCCGAAGCATGGAAAGCGCCAAGGTCGATACTTATGTGGATGCGGTTGCTTATCTAAGCATTGCCGGTCAACTCCACACAGAGGAGAATGAACTCTATGTTTAATCTCGAAGAATATGAGACAGTAGAAGAACGCCTAGTTAAGTTCTGGAAGGAACATCCCGATGGTCGAATTGACACTACTTTGGTTGAGTCAACGCTTCAGCGATTTATTATTAAAGCTGCTATTTATCGAACTGAAGTGGATGCACAGGCTTGGACAACTGGCTTTGCAGAGGAAACCGTCTCAACGCGAGGAGTTAATTCTACTTCGGCGCTTGAGAATTGCGAAACGAGTGCGATCGGCAGGGCTCTGGCTAACGCGGGCTATGCTTCAAAAGGCAAACGCCCTAGCCGCGAGGAGATGTCTAAAGTCAAAGCATCTGAACCAAAGCCTTTCGCAGAGAAGCTAGCAGACAAGATCACCATGCCAGCCGAGGATGATCCTTGGACAACTAAGGCAGTAGGAGAAGCGCCATCGAGCGCCGATGCCATAGCACTAGTCCAAGATGTTCTAGGTGCAGTCAAGGTTGAGAAGGAAATACCTTTATGCCGCAACTGCCATGACCATAAGCCTATGAGTTGGAAAACAGGCGTAAGCGCTAAGACCAAGAAGCCATGGGCTAACTTTAACTGCTTCGCATGTAAAGATGTGATCTGGTATGAAATTAAGTCAGATGGCTCTTGGGGCCCGCAAGAGAATAAGTGGTAATGACATGAGCAGTTTACAATTCATGAACCAAGATGGTGAATGGGAATCATTCCCTGATGTCGATGTAATCGAACACTATAAGAAGATCCGAGAGAGCGTTCATGCTAGTGGGATCACTACTCGATGCTGTCTTTGTAACAGAGAGTTCGATGTGTCAGAGATCGTCATTACCGGCGGATCTTTAACGGCAGGATTTACCTGGTCATGTCCAGACTGCCATGCAGTTACGTTGGAGACAAGTGTCTCAAAGTAGGAAACACCGCGGCTTTCGCACTGAGCGAGTAGTCGCAGAGTATTTGAGGCATTGGTGGGAAGGTGCTTCAATAGGTCGAGGTTCTGGGCGTGACATACTCAATGTCCCGTTCGATTGCGAGGTCAAGGCGCGCACAGGACTCGACATTAAGGGAACGCTCCGCCAGATCGAGGATAGAACAGCCAAAAGCGGCTTATTGGGGTTCGCTTGCTTTCGGCTCAATGGACAGGGTGAGCAAGCTAGTGATTATGTAGCGATGCTTCGTTTATCTGATCTGGTGGGGCTTCTCCTTGAAGCAGGATATAAAGATCGCAAAGACAATGTTAAGGACTCAGACATTCAAAGATGCAAGGGTTGTGGCGAATGGACTTTAAGCGACCAATGCAGATCATGTGAGGATCAGTAATGCCCATCTATGAGTTTGAATGTACGAATGATCTATGCGAAGCCAATCTTCGCTATGAGAAGGAGTTGAAGATAAATGAACCACACGATGTCGAATGTGGGTTCTGCCGTGAACCTATGCGCAAGATATATTCATCCTTTGGTATTCAGTTCAAAGGCTCTGGCTTCTACTCCACAGATAAATAACTTATACACACCTGTGGATAACTAATGTACATTCCTTCACTTAACGCTCACGACACGCGGAACACCTGTGGAAACTTGACTCGTACGATACACTCTAGGCAAGAGCCCATCAAGGGCTCAGACCGCGCCCGTAAGGGCGTAGCGCGGTGGGTTGCTGGAGTGTTAGTGGGAGCTCTATGTCTAGTGAGTACTGAGACATCAGAGGCTCAAAACATGCCATTAAAAGCATTAGCAGATAAGCAGCTAACAGATAAGCAATATCATTGCCATAACGAGATTGTATATAGAGAGTCTCGATGGAAGATAGATGCAGTCAATGGATCACATCATGGCTACTATCAGATGCGTACTGAGTCTATGAAGAATAAGCCTTATGACTATCAGTTCTATATCTATTGGTATTATGTATCTAAGCGCTATGGTCTTGACTATGAGATACCAGATTACTGTGCTGCACTACATCATCTAAAGACTAAAGGTTGGCAGTAATGGAGATGGGTAACTGCACTAGATGTGGTGAGGAAGTTATATTAGATGAGTTGGTGCGTATGCTCGACTGGCTTATATGCGATACATGTTATGGTGATCTGTAATGGCTAAGCGTGGTGATCCAAGATTAACGCGAGACTATAAAGCATTCAGGTTAAAGGTGCTAGCGCGTGACCAATGGTCATGCTTCTATTGCTCAGCACCGGCTGCAACTGTTGATCATATAATCCCAATAAGTAAAGCACCTGATCTAGTAGTGAACTTCGAGAACGCAGTTGCTTGTTGCCAGTCATGCAACAGCAGCAAGGGCAGTCGTAATCAGGCCAGTTTTTTAGGTAAGAAGCCTACCCCCCCTGTCTTTTCAACCTGCCTCTCTCCAAC